TTCCAGTAGAAAAAATTGTATCTAAACTCAAGTATCTTAAAGAGTTTAAAGATGATGCGGCTAAACTAGATTTAGTAAGTGTGCATCCAACTAAACTTCACGGTGCTAGCGAAGCTTGGGCCTATGACACAGCAAAACGTAAATTGTATCATTTTATCGCTGACGAATACAGTAAGACATTTACTGTAAAGGGAAATACGCTACTTGGCTTTGATGCTACTAACAGTGAAGTAAAAACATTACGTAAACCAGCAGAGCAACTAAAAGAGGTCATGGGAAGTAAACCAGCAGCACGTAAATATTTCAAAGAAATCAAATCAGTAGGTACTGCGCCTAATGGTCGGTTTAACGAAAATATGATCATACTTAAATCATTTTAATGGAGAAATTATATGATAGACAAAATTGTATCGTGGTATTCAAGAAATCGTAAACCAATCGGTATTACGGTAGCTATACTTGCTTTTCTTACTGCTTTAACTGATTTTTATAATGGAAGCATTGTATGGGGAACTTTTCAACTTCTAGTAGTAGCATTGATCATACATGATGTTAGGACTATGAAAAATGAATATTGATTTAACCAAATATAGTGACTTTGTAAAAGAAGTTACTTCACAGACAAGCAATGATTTAACTACATTCATGGATACATTGGATCGCCTAGATGCGAACTATGAATTGTTTGATGGTGAAATGAAACATGGTCCAGACGTTAATGTACCGTTGTTGATTACTGCATGTTTGGGGTTAGCTGCCGAGAGCGGCGAGTTTGTTGAAGTGCCCAAAAAGATACTGTTTCAAGGCAAAGCACTTAATGATGAAGCGGTGTTTCATATGAAACGTGAACTCGGCGATATCATGTGGTACTGGGTCAATGCGTGTCGTGCATTGAACTTAGACCCTAATGAAGTAATAGTAGAGAATGTAAAGAAACTAGAATCACGTTATCCCGGTGGCATGTTTGATCCATATTACTCTGAAAATAGAAAGGAAGGTGACTTATGAAAGCAAAAGTTAAAAGTCTTAAAGTAGATTTGGCAAAGATTCCGTTTAAAGATCCTGCAAAAGTAAATGATGGGACAAATGGTAAAATTTTAGAAACAGCTATGAAAAAGCAAGGGTTTCCTGTAGATAGTACAGGAATAGTTGACTTACCTAGTATTGGTGTTGAAATTAAAACCAGATCATCTGATACTAATTCTAATCATACAATAGGTACCATGACGTATGACAGCATAATTAACACACCATGGGATCAAACTCCATTTAAAGAAAAACTCCAAATTCAATATCGTGTAGATATTAAATCTGATGAAATTAATTCTGGTACGATTTCTACTGGTAAGATTGTAGATTTATCTCACCCTGAAATACAAAAACATTTTGAGGAAGCATACGAAGATTGTCGCTCCCAGCTTGCCAAACAGGGTAAGATTATAACAGGACAGACTATATCAGGTGGGCAATATGGTGTATTAGAGCACAAGCCCGGATCATCCGGAACAGGTAAAAGCTATGCACTACGAATACCTAATTCAGGAATGAAAAAAATATTAGGTACTGCTAATATGTTGGATACTGGTTTATTTGAGTTTGCTTGATATGTAAGGTTCTCCAGATAAATACACTATCTGGAGAACACAATGGTAGCAGCGAATACTTTACAACAACTTAAAGAAGAATTATTTCAAAACATTCGTTTCCGTTTAGGCGACGGCATGGTAGATGTTGAATTAGATCCTGAACACTTTGAAGCAGCATATAAGTATGCTATTAAAGTTTACCGTCAACGTGCTCAAAACTCAACAGAGGAAAGCTACACGTTAATGACTATTTCGGAGCATCAGGATGCTTATATTCTTCCGGAAGAATTTATTAATGTACGTCAAGTGTTTCGTAGAACAGTGGGGCTAGAAACAGGCCCTGCAGCAAGTAGTTTTGATCCATTTTCAAGTGCAATTCTAAACACCTATCTTCTTAACTATAACTATTCCGGTGGCTTAGCCACATACGATTTCTACGCTCAATATGTTGAATTGGCAGCACGTATGTTTGGTGGTTATGTTATATTCACTTTTAATCCAGTAACAAAACAATTGCGTATGGTTCGTGATCCTAAAGCTAGTGGAGAAAAAATGTTAGTTTGGGCAGACACTCAAAAGTCTGAAGAAATACTATTACGTGATCCCGGATCTGGAGTATGGATAGGAGACTGGGTATTAGCAACAGTTAAAATGACATTAGGTGAAGCCCGTGAAAAATTTGCAAGTATTGCAGGCCCAGGTGGAGGAACAACATTAAACGGTTCCGCATTAAAAGCTGAAGGCAAAGCATTACAAGATCAATTGTTGGAAGACTTGAAACGCTATGTTGATTTTTCACAACCTCTAACATGGGTCATTGGTTAACCTAAAATATATCAAAGATTTACTTTTTGTAATATAATAGTTATATTACATGGAGAAAACATGATCATTAGCGTTACCGGTTTCATAGCCTCAGGCAAAGATACAGTTGCCAACTATCTCATTACACATCATGGATTCAAAAAAGAATCTTGGGCAGGGGCATTAAAGGATGCAGTATCACATGTTTTTGGCTGGGATCGTGAATCGCTTGAAGGCACTTCTAGATATAGTAGGGAATGGCGTGAACAACGTGATGACTGGTGGTCTAATAGATTAAAAATGGAAATAACTCCTAGAATTGTATTACAGCAATGGGGAACTGAAGTTGGTAGGCAGGCCTTTCACAATGATATTTGGGTAGCCAGTCTAGAAAATAAACTACGCCAAACAAAAGATGATATCGTCATAACAGACACTAGATTTCCTAATGAAATTAATGCAATCAAACAACTTGGTGGCACTACAATCAGAGTACATAGGGGAGAAAAGCCCACATGGTATGATGATGCTATAGCAGTAAACAAAGGACCCGAATATATTGGCTGGGCACTAGCTAAAGATAAACTTCAAAAATTAGGGATTCACCCTAGTGAATACAGTAGTGTTGGATTAAAGTATGATCACGAAATACACAATGACGGCACTATAGATGAATTACATTCATGCGTAAAGCACATGTTAGAATTGTGATCAATCCGGCTCTAAATCACCCTGTTTCCATGTAGTGTCCTTACGCTTAAGGACCTCAACACAATTCAAGCATATAGTGCGTAAGTTGAATAGATCATTGTTATTCAAATTTCCGTCTATGTGAAATACTAGCATTTGTGAATCATACACCCTACGAAATCCACACATATCACAGGATGATTTTTTAGTATATCCTAATGTCTGCCATCTAGGAGTTTTGGGTTTAATATTCTTATTCTTTCTAATACAATCTTCACATTTAGCACGGTAATGTCTAACGCCATTACGGTAATAGTTAGCAGCGCACGGGTTTTTATTGCATACATTACAAATGGGCCTTGACATATTATTATTTAGTTGGCTCTTCGGGAAGAGTTACAATACCACTTTTCTTAAAATATTTACTAAATACATGTACGGATAGGGCGTTAACCCTCAAAATCATAACATAAAGGAAAATAAAAATGGCACTAGTATCTCCAGGCGTACAAGTAACAATCATTGATCAAAGTCAATACTTACCCGCGGCCTCTAATTCAGTTCCCCTGATTTTAGTTGCATCTGCACAGAACAAAGCAGATGGATCAGGAACAGGAATCGCATCTGCTACAACATCAGGCAATGCTAATAAATTATATCAAATTACAAGTCAACGTGATCTTATTAATCTATACGGTAGTCCGTTCTTCTATAAGACCACTAATGGTACACCTATTCAGGGTTATGAACTCAATGAATACGGTTTATTAGCAGCATACTCATTAATGGGTATTACAAATCGTGCATATGTATTACGTTGTAATGTTGATATGGCAAGTTTAGTTGGTACAATCAAGCGTCCTACAGGAAATCCAATTGATGGAACATACTGGTTAGACACAGTTAGTAGTGACTGGGGAATTTTCGAGTTTAATCAAACAACTGGTAAATTTACTGATATGTCAACTATTGTAATTACTGATCCAGCAAACTTAGTTTATGGTTTCCCAAACAATACTTTAGGTAATATCGGTGATTATGCTATTAATGCAATATATGATCAGTACGCTGATCCATTATTAGCAGGTCAATACTTTTATAAGAGTGTTGACAATCAATGGGTAAAATTAGGTTCTACTGAATGGACACAATTAATGCCAACAGCATTATCATCACCTGATTATCAAATCACAGCACCTATAGCCGGAAAGCAATTCACAATTAACGTTTCTGACACATATACATTGACCGTAACTATACCCAGTGATGGCACACTAGCAAGTATTGCAGAAACAATAAATGCTATGGGGTTAGGACGTATAAGTGCAAGAATAGTAAATTCACGATTAGCAATTTTCAGTAGTGATCCGGATCCATATACTTATCTAGAACTTGATGAGCCTGGTAGTAGTGCAGGTATTTTGACAACGCTAGGTTTACAAACGGCTCCATA